ACACCAAAAAGCATAGCACAAATTTATGGCGAAAGTCATAGAATAGTTCTTAGTGGTAATACAACTGGTAATGTTAAATCTTATGCTTATATACAAGGAGATTCTAATATGAAGCCATTATTAATACCAAGTAATAGCAATACTATTATTAGAGTAAAAGGTATTTCTACTGTTGTTGGTGGTACAAGTTCTACATATTTAGCAGGATCAACAGAAGCCTTTGCTTATTATACAGGCTTTGTAAGGGGTACTACATTTGATGTTAAGCAATTAGGAACAGCTAATGGCACACCTGAATTTAGTATAAAAGAATCAGGGGTTACAGGTGCTTGTACTTTAGAAATTGATGTAGCAGATGGTTTATTAAGATTTGGTTTAAAAGATATAGAAACAGATACAATAAGAGTATGGCAATTATCTGTTGAAATGGACATTAATTTAGTATCAAATATTAATATACCTTATTCAGAGAATTGGGCATTATATCAAAACGGAGATAATATAGAATTACAAAATGGAAACTATTTAATATGGAATTAAAAAAATATATAGAAAATGCAACTAAACTCATACCACATTGTGTAGAGCATTTGCAATTAGTTGAGTATAAAGATAGAGAATTAGACTTTGCTTATGGCTTAGAAGAACATCATACGAGTTTTAAACGATTATTTAAACAAATATATAGAAAGATATGGCGATAGAAAAAACAGTTATTCTAAAGGCAGATATGAAAGAGGCTTTGGATAGATTAGGCGCAGTAGAAAAGCAATTAGAAGATATTAATGACACTACTAAAAAGACAGAAACAAGTACAAGTTCTTTAGCAAATGGTTTTAAGGGTGTAGGCTTAGCTATGAAGGCAGCAGGTTTTGCTTTAATTATGAAGCTAGTAGATAACCTCACAAGTGCTTTAATGAAGAACGAGCAAATAGCTGATGGTGTAGAAATAGTTTTTAATTCAATAGGCGTTGTATTCAAACTTCTTACAGATACTATTATTAATGTTTATACAGCAGTTGCTCAATCCTCTGAAAATTTTGATGCTTTAGGAAGGGTGGCTAAAAATGTAATGGACATTGCTTTAACACCTTTTAAATTAGCCTTTGATGGAATTAAGCTAGGGGTTCAGTCTTTGCAATTAACTTGGGAAAAGTCAGTATTCGGTGGAAAGGGAAAAGATATAGAAAGAATAAACGAATTAACAGCTAATATAGAAAACACTAAACAATCAATCGTAGATACTAAAGACGCTTTAATTCAAAGTGGGAAAAATATTGTAAGTGATTTTACAGAAGCCGTAGGAGAAATAACGAATATAGCTACAGTTGTACAAGATGAATTTAAAAATACTTTTGAAGGAGTAACAGTTAGTTCTATAATTGAACAAGGTAAAGCAATTACAGCTACACAAAAGAATTATGAATTATTAGCTTTACAGCAACAAAGATTAGTTGAGCAATACGACATAGAAGCTGAAAGTCAAAGGGCAATCAGAGATGATGTAAGCAGAGATATAGCAGAAAGAATAGAAGCTAATGAAGAATTAGGTAGAGTATTAAAAGAACAAAATGTAGCAGAGCAAGAAGCAGTAGATGCTCAGATTGCTTCACTACAACAAAGAATAGCTTTAGAAGGAACAAGTAGAGAATTAACAAATGAGATTTTTGCCCTAGAAACAGAAAAGGTTGCTATTCAAGCAAAGGTAAAAGGTTTTGAAGCTGAACAATTAACTAATATAAATGCTTTATTACAAGAGCAAAAAGATTTAGAACAAGAAGTATTAGATAAACAAATTGAAGATGCTGAGAAATTAACTGCTAAAGAAAAAGAAGAAGCTGATAAAAGAAAAGCAATTGCAGAAGCAGAGAAAAAAGCTAAATTAGATTTTGCCAATGCAGTATTAGGGGGTGTAACTCAATTAGCAGGAGAAGGAACGAAGGCAGCAAAAGCTGCAGCTATGGCTTCAATACTATTAAATACAGCTTCTGCTGTTACAGGTGCTATTAAGTCTGCTCAGTCTATGCCATTTCCTTTAAATTTAGGTGCTATTGCTACTGGTGTTGGTGCAGTATTAACTGGAGTTGCAAGTGCTAAGTCTTTATTATCTAAAGTGCCTGGTGGTGGACCCGATGTACCAGAGCCAGATGTTCCTGATGTTTCAGGTGGTGGAGAAGATGCAGGTGCAGGTGGTATGGGTGCATTTGATAGTCCTAATTTAGAAGGAATAGAACAGCCTGAAATTGGGGGTGGAGGATCTACAGTGCAAGCATTCGTAGTAGAAAATGATATTAGCAATGCTCAAGCCTTACAAGAAGAATTAGATATACAAGCTACATTATAAACAAAAACATTAAATTAATATATACTGTTGTTATGAATAAAAAGAAAAAACTTATAGAATTAATCATAGATGAAACTGCCGAAATGTTCGGTGTTGAAGCTATCAGTGTTGTTAAATTCCCTGCCATAGAAGAAAATTTTGTATTCTTTAATCAGGACTTTTTAACACTTGCAAAATTAGATGAAGAACAAAAGCAATTAGTCGGTGCAGTATTAATTCCTGATAAAAAGATTAATAGACTAGATAAAGAAACTAACGAGGAGTACGATGTATTCTTTACTAAAGAAACTATTAAACAAGCTCAGAAACTATTTATGGCTAGTCTAAGGAATAACAGCCATACATTAGAACACGATAAAGCAGTTGAAGGATTAACAGTTGTAGAATCTTGGATTAAAGAAGATGATAAATACGATAAGTCCAATATGTGGGGGTTTAAAAATATGCCTGTAGGAACTTGGTTTGTACAAGTTAGTGCTGAAGGTAATAGTGATATATGGGATAAAATCAAAGCAAAAGAAGTAAGAGGATTTAGTATAGAGGGTTGGTTTACTGATAAGTTAATAGAAGCATCTAAACAAAAGAAAGATATATTAGAAGAAGCTTGTGAAGATTGCCCTGATGAATATACACTAGGAAAAATAAAAGAAATTATATTAGAAAATGAATTAAGTCCTGTAGCTAGTTTAGATGGTGAACCTTTATTCAGAACGAAAGAAGAAGCTAATATATATGCTGAAATGTTTAAAGGTTGTGAAGGAAGCCATATTCATAGAATGAATGGTATTAAATATTATATGCCCTGCATAGACCATTCTACTGCTACAAAAGCAGATGAGAATTTAGGAAAAGATGGTAAAAGAAGGTATAAGAAAAAATATAAAACATTAGAACAAGTTGAATTTGCAAGAAAAAAAGCAATGTTAAAATATTCTTGGAATGAATGTATAGCAGACCAAATGAAGGAATATGGCAATAAAGAAACTGCTGCAAAGGTCTGTGCAGCAATTAAAAATAGGACAGTAAAAAGGTGAGTTGTATCAGAGGTCATTGCGTTATCTTTTTAAGTTGAGGGTAATACACCTTAGATAGTTGAATGTTTCTTAAACAGCTTAAAAACATACTTAAACGAAATTGTTTTATTTAGTAAATAATATTAAAAATAGACTAAAAAAAGAGTAGAAAAATAAACAAAAAATAAACATACATATATACAAGTGTTATGAATACAATAGACAAAATCTTAAATTTATTAAAAATGAATAAAACTGTAAAATCGTATAGCGTGAAATTTTACGCTGAAATGAAACTAGAAGATGGCAGAGTAATTGCCACCGAAGATGAACAATTTATGATAGGTTCTAAAGTGTTCGCAGTTGGCGAAGATGGTGAAGCTGAAGCTTTAGGAAAAGGAGAATACAAAATGGATAATGGCAATATGATGTCTGTAAGTGATGATTCTAAAATTGAAGATTTAGGCGAAGAAGCTGAATCTGTAGAAGAAGAAGATAAAGAAGAAGCTAGTGAAGAAACAATGGCAGAAGAAACAATGGCAGAAGAAGCTGATGTTGCAGATTGGAAAGGCATGGAGATAAGAATAAAAAACCTTGAAGATGCTATTGCTGATTTAAAAGCTGATAAAGTAGAAGCAAGTGCTGAAACTAAAGAAGAAGAAGAAACTAAAGAAGAAGAAAAAACAGAGATGTCTGCCGAAATTATGTCTGAATTAATGACACAAGTAGAAGATCTGAATAGTAAGATTTTAGAATTATCTAAAGAACCTGCAAGTGAAGGTATTACATACAATCCTGAAGGCTTAAATAATTCTACAATTACAAATTTAAGCAAACTGTCTACGAGTGAAAGGGCAGCTTATTACATTAACAATAAATAAATAAATAAAAAAAATGGCGAAAAATAATTATAATTTAAGTAAAGAGTATCAATTCGATATTGCTGTTACTGACAACACCTACGCAGGTAGGTTAGCTTTGCCTTATGTAACTGCTGCAGTTAAGAGTCCTGACACAGTTGCAAAAGGTTATGTGCGACAAATAGATGGTTTAAATAGAAAGGCTGTAATAAGTAACTTAGCTGTTGCTAATCCTATTGTGGCTGGACCAGGTGGAACTTCAGGTTCTGCAGCTTGTGGCTTTACTTCAGGTGGCGATACTACTCTATCAGAGCAAGTATTAACATTAGTTGATTTGAAAGTAAACGAAGAAATTTGTAGAGGTACAATATTCCCAACTTGGATTGGCGAGAATATGGATAGAAACGGAAATCTTCCTGCTTCGTTTGAGGACTTCTTACTTGCTTCAGTAGCAGGCAGAGTAGGTCAACAATTAGAAAATGGTATATGGGTTTCTGATGCTTCAGCAGGTGCAGGTACTACTGGACTGTTTGGTGTAGGGTTCTTATCTAACGATGGTACTTTTGACCAAGCAGGATTAGACGCTTCTTTATTAGCAGACTTCCCACAAGTAACTATGACTTCAGCAGGTGCAGGTATTAGTGCTGCAAACGCAGCAAAATGCTTTGGTGATGTTTATAATACATTAGTGGCAAATTCACCAGGTGTATTATCAAAGCCTGATGTTGCTTTCTATTGTAACTTAAAAACCTACGGAATGTATATGCAACATTTAGCAGGAGCAGGAGCTTTAACAAATGGAGGTTATAATAACCAAATGACCAATCAATCATTCCCAACTGTTAGTTACTTAGGATTACCAATTAATGTTTGTCCTGGAATGCCAGATGATTGCATCGTACTGACTTACAAGGAGAATCTAGTATTTGGAACTAACTTAGCAACAGACTATACTGAAGCGAGAATTATTCCGACTTACCAATATGATGGTAGCGACAATGTAAGAATAGCAATGAATTTTGCTATCGGTATGCAAGTTGCTATGAAAACAGATGGTGTGGTTGGAGTTGATTTTTAATAGATCCT